CCGAGATCGGCAAGTTTCCTGGAGAAATCTCTAAAGATGCGCAAGTGTTGAAAACAGGTGTTCCCAAGGTTCGGAGGATCGGCAAATGATGGCAGAGCACCTGAGCCAACTTCCCGAGGCCGTCCGAATCACCCTGGCGGTGCTCGAAGCCCAGCTCGCCGAAGACGATCGCAGGCTCGAAGCGGCCATTCTCGCCGCTGCCCGAGATTCCCGGCTCGCCGCTCGGGTGCCGGCCCTGTGTGATGCTCTCCATGCGCAACACCCCGGCTTATCCCAGCGGTTTATCTTCCGTGCTGTGGCCTTGTCCACTGGGCTGCACGAACGCCATATCGCACGGCTGTTTTATCGGAGGAACCAATAATGTTCAAAGTCTCTGTGGATCCCAGCAGCCTGCTCGGAAGCCTGAGTGAGATGAACCAGCGCCACATCCCATTCATCGTGTCCAAGGCACTCAACGCCATTGCCAACGATGCGCAGAAGGCCGAGCGGGAACACATCCAGAGCGCTTTCCACATCCGTCGCCCGTGGGTACTGCAGGGCGTCTACATCAGCAAAGCGGACCGCGCGACCAAGTCCAGCTGGGCGGCCACCATCCAGATTCAGGGCGATCGAGACTTCCTGACCCGGTTCGAGCGCGGTGATCTGAAATATCCCACGCACGGCAAGTGGGTTTGGGTTCCTAACGCGGACGTATTCAAAGGACAAGTGGTCCTATATAGCGATCCTTTGCACCCACGGAACCTCATGTTCCAGCGGTCCAAGGGTGGCCAGATGCAGGGCAACGACCGAACGTTCATGGTCCATGGCAAGAAGGGTGGGCCGCTTGTTCTGCAACGGATATCACGCGCTGGCAAAGGCGTATCCCAGCGCATCGGTCAAGGCTACGTGCGCAAGGGCAGCGGGCGCGATGTTGGTACCGGTCGCTTCACGGCTGGTGCTACCTCCAAGCGTGTCCGTGGCGGTGGCGTCCGTATGCTCTATACCCTCGTGAGCAAGGTCAAGATTCCAGTGCGCCTGCAGTTCGTGGAGATCGTCACCAACACCGTCGTGGCCCAGTGGGAAGGCCGTCTATCCGAAGCGATGAACTACGCATTGAACACGGCGAAGTGACGTATGTTAATGATGTTCGGGACGTGTGTTCACTTGCCGTTGATCCACTATGCGGACATTCATATGAATATCGTCTCCATTCATACTCTAGTATGTCTGTGGACATACTGCACCCCCCCCCGTCATGGGTCCTTCCAGCGAGATCCCGGGCGGGTATCGCGCCAGCAGCTCCTTGTTTGTCTAGCTGCAAGCTTTCAACCTCTGTCGCCGTCTTATAGGGTATGAAATGATAACGAAGGACTCATTAACTCGATTAAAACAGGTTGAAATAGCTGCACTCCTTGACCGGGATGAGCGAACGGTCCAGCGCTGGCACGATGACGGTTTACCACGACACGGCACCGGACGAGGCTCCTACTACGTTTGGGCCGAGGTGCGCGCCTGGGATCAGGCCCGGCTGTCGGGTTCGGAGGGGGAGGCACCGACCGACAAGGAGCGGGAGCAGTGCGCCAAGGCGGACCTGGCCGAGATGGAGGCGGCCCGGATGCGCGGGACCCTCATGGATTCGACCGAAGCCCGGAATGCATGGCAGGACTTCCTGGCCCGGATCCGAGCCAATCTCCGCGACTTTCCAAAGCGGTTGATCCCCCTGCTGGAGGAGGCCGGGAACCCAAGCGAACGGCTGGACATCGCCCGCAAGGAGATGGACTCGACCCTCCGGGACCTGGTGGCCGAGCAGCAGCGTCTGGCCACCGGCGAGGGTGAGGATGGACCGGATGAGTAGCCTTGCCAACCCTCTCCAGGAACTGGCCCAGGCGGCCACCTTCCTGCTCCCGCCGCCCACCATCTCCGGCAGCCAGTGGGCCGCCGAGTACCGGGTGCTCAGCCAGGAGGACTCCTCTGCGGCCGGCCGGTGGAACCGGGACGCCCGGCCCTACCAGAACGAGATCCTGGACGTGGCCACGGACCTCACCACGGAGCGGGTTTCGGTGGAGGGCGCCAGCCAATGGGGCAAGACCCAGGTGCTGCTCTGCATCGCCGGGTATTTCATCCACATCGACCCGGGCCCGATGATGGTCGTGAACCCGACCGTGGGCGCCGTTGAGAACTGGTCGAAGACCCGGTTCACGCCCATGGTGCGGGACTGCCCTGAACTCCGGACCCTGGTGTCCGACCAGAAGAGCCGGGACAGCTCCAACACGATCCTGAACAAGCGGTTCCCGGGCGGCCTGCTGGTCGGCGTCGGCGCGAACGCGCCCACCGGCCTGGCGGCCCAGCCCATCCGGGTCCTGCTCATGGACGAGGTGGACCGCTTCCCGAAGAAGGGGGCCGGGACCGAGGGTGATTCCCGGAAGCTGGCCGAGGCCCGCACCGCGGACTTCCGGTGGAGCAAGAAAATTTATGAGTGCTCGAGCCCGACCATCAAGGACGAATCCAACATCGATGACAGCTACCAGCGGAGCGACCGGCGGCAATGGTGGATCACCTGCCCGCACTGCGGCCACGAGCAGACCTTGAGCTTCTGGAGCGTGATCTGGCATGACCGGCAGTCCCTGGCCGACGCCTTCTATGCCTGCTGCGGCGCCGGCTGTGCGATCTCGGAGCCCGAGCTGCGCCGCGCGGTCCGGCTGGGCCGGTGGATCGCCGGGCGCCCGGACGTGAAGGGGCACGCCGGGTTCTATGTCCCGGGGATCATGGTCAAGCCGATGGCGGAGCTGGCCAAGGGGTTCCTGGAGGCGAAGGACGCCGGGCCCCAGGAGCTGCAGGTGTTCTACAACACGCAGCTGGGCGAGCTATGGAACCTGCGCCAGGGTGAGGAAGTGGCAGTGGAGGGGCTCCTGAAGCGGGCCCGGGAGAGCAGCTACGGATCCGGGGTGGTCCCGGCCGGCGTCGGTCTCCTGGTGGCAGCCGTGGACAACCAGAGCAGCCCCCAGCGACTGGAGTTCCTGGTGCGAGGATTCGGGGTAGGGGGGGAGAAGTGGACCATCCAGCATGAGGTCATCCCGGGGAACTTGGCGCTTCCCGAGGTTTGGGACCGCCTGCAGGAGCTGATCCTGCAGCCCTGGCCCAGGGAGGATGAAGGTCGCCCCATGCGGATCAAGGCGTGCGCTCTGGACATCGGCGGAAACTTCACCAGCGAGGTATACAAGTTTTGCAAGCGGAAGAAGCTGGCCGGCATCACCCACCCGGTGAAGGGCGCCACGAAGCCTCAGGCCAAGATTGTTCGGCGGTCCGGGAAGCGGGCCCGGTTGTTCCTGGTGGATGGCGTGGCGGCGAAGGACACCATCTACGCCTGCCTGAAGATCGACAAGCCCGGGTTCGGGTACCAGCACTTCCCGAACGATACCGACCAGGTGTACTTCGAGCAGCTCTTCGCGGAGAAGCCCTGCCACCGAGCCGGGGTCCGCGCCTATGAGCGCGTGCCCTCCGATGCCCCGAACGAGATCCTGGACTTACATGTTTACTGCGATGCTGCCCAGGCCATCTGGGGAACTCCCCGGGACTGGGCGGCCATGGTGGCCAAGGCTGCAGAAAAACCAACACAGGAGGAACCGATGGACGAGCCTCACCCCACCGAAGAAGAACCCGAGCAAACCCCGGAGGAGCCAGCCCCGGCGCCGGCCCCTGCGGCGGTCCGCGTCATCCGCCCCAAGAACCGTCCCGGTGGCGCGGTCACCAGCACTTCAACCGCCGGGATACCGCTTGCCCAGCTCCGGGGAGCTACCGGAGGCGCCGGAGGGTCGGGGGCTTGGTAGATTCCCGCGCATTTCGAACCGTCAAGGAATCCTTGACCGTTCATTGTCTTCCCCTTCACCAGGGGCCTTTCCATGTCTGTTGCTATCCCATAGCAACGCCTCGGCCACGGCCAACTTCCATTCTGGGGTCTCTGGAGTCCCCCATGGCATCCCTGGCCGCTGCAATGCCCTTCCTACTCCGCGACGAAGGCGGTTGGTCCGACGATCCGTCCGACCCGGGCGGTGCCACCATGCACGGGGTGACGCTGCGCACCGCCCAGCAGATGCTCGGCATCACCTCGCCGGAGCAGCTGCGGGCCATCACGCCGGAGCAACTGAAGCAGGTGTATGGCTCCCCTGAGTTCTGGCGCTATGACGGGATCCAGGACCAGCGGGTGGCCACGAAGGTTTTCGATATCGGTGTGGACATCGGGATGGGAACCGAGATCCGCATCCTGCAGAAGGTTCTGGGCGTAGCCGAGGACGGCGTGTGGGGCCCTGCTACCCAGGCGGCCACCAACGCCCAGGACCCCAACCAGCTGCTCCCGGCCCTGTGCGAGGCGGCCCGGGAGCACTACATCGCGGTGGCGCAGGCCCATCCCGTGGAGGGGAAATTCCTGATCGGCTGGGAGCATCGGGCGGAGGAAATCCCTGATGCTGCCTGATCCATGTGCGACCCCTTCGGAGATCGCCCCTAAGACTGGCCGTATTGGCCAGTTGGAACAGGAGAGCCTGGGCCTTTTCCAGAGGCTGATTCGGACGGATCAGCCGGAGGAGGTGCGGCGGGCCCTGATGTGGATCGCGGGATGCACGCTGTGCTTTTGCCTGGTGGTACTCACCCTGGCGGTCTGGTATCAAGCCTGCCTCGACCAGCACGTCGACGGCGGCCTAGTGGGCGCCCTCGGCATCATCTCGGGCTCGGTGGCGGGTCTCGCCGGCGTGGCCTACCACAAGCAGGGAGGACCCAATGGCGACTAACTGGAAGGCTATCGGAATCAGCGCAGCCGTGGTGCTGGCGGCCGTCTTTATCTATCGGGACCACGTCCAGGATAAGCGCGACGCGGCCCACCTCCAGCAGGCCAACGTGGACCAGGCCGGCGCCAATGCCGATGCCGGGAAGGGGAATGCGGATGTCACGCCGATGCAGGATGAGCGGAAACAGGTCGCCAAGGACACCGCGGCGGACCAGGCCAACGATCCGAAGTTGGCAGCGGACCGCGCCCGGGTGGCCAGCTTCGATCCCCGCCCTCTTCCTGGTCCCGGATCTCCCAAGGTGCCCGCTCCTGAGCCTGTGGTCGAGCCTCCGGAATCGCCTCGGGAGCTGGCTAAGGATCAGCTGATCACTGACCTGACCACGGCCCTGGCTGGCCGGGATAAGACCATCGCCGACCAGGCCAAGCTGAACGCCACCACCACCGACTATGGCCAGCATGAGCACGCAGCCTACGCCCAGGACGCTGCCACAGTCGGCGAACTGCGGCAGGCCAATCACCCGACCTTCCGACGCGCCGCCGGGCTGCTCTATGCGCCGGGCCAGTCGGCGGTGGGCGTCATCGTCGAGCAGGACATCGCCCGGGTGCGGGTTGTGGGCGAACTCATTCAGCAGGGCCTACCGGCGATGGCCGGCGGACGCAACCAAACCCTGGCGCTGATCGGCGCTGCCATCACCTTCTGAGGAGGCCTCATGCCTGAGATCGTCACCACCCACCTGACCCACATCTACTGGGCCCTCGTCTGCCTGCTCGTGGCTGTCCTGGTCCACTTCTGGCCCACGATCAAGACGTGGTGGGCCGCCCGGGCCGCCGCGGCCGAAGCCGAGGGCAAGCGGGCCAAGGCGCTGGCGGAGCTGGCCGCCGTGGACGTCGAATCGCTGTTCAAGCGTATCGAGGACGCTTTCGATGCCAAAGTCAAGGCCCTCGAAGCCAAGGCCAAGGACATGGAGTCCCGGATCGACGCCCGGGTGGCGGCCGATGCCTTGAAGGTCGCCGCCGCAGTCGATCCGGCCACCGATCCTGCGTCCGCGCCGGCCGCGCCCGAAATCGTCACGATTCCCGCCGCCACGCCAGTGCGTTCCCTGATCCCCTCGGCCTAACGCATGCCCCTTCTCGGCATTTTCCTGAGCATCCTTGGCATCATCGCAACCAGCGTGCTATCGATCTGGGCCACCCTGAAAGCGGATCGCCGGGCTCGGCATCAGGACCGCCAGCGCCAGGATGAACAGCGCGAGCAGGACCAGAAGGCCCAGCTGCACCAGATGGAGCAGCTCCTGCAAACGATGGTGGTGGAGAAGATCGAAGCGGCCTTCAAGGAAATCGGCAAGCTCCAGCTTCAGGTCGGCGCTGTCGAACGGTCCCACTCGCACCTCCTGGGCTTCCTGCAGGGAAAGGGATGCACCGTCCCGGACTTCTGCGATACCAAGGATCCCCCTCCGTAGGCCCACCCTGCGCCCCGTTCCCCGCGGGCGGTGTGCGTTTGGGGTGTTGCTATGCGATAGCAACAGTCCCCGGCCGCCCAGGTCTGAAAGTTGGACCCATGGACGATAAGTGGATCAGGTTGCCAAAGAAGATCCAGAGCGGAGACAGCTTCTCCTGGGATCCGATTGACCTCGTTTCCGAGTACCCAGCCGGGCCTAGCTGGACCCTGACCATGTATCTGTTCCTGGTAGGCGCGGCCCCTGGGACGGCGCCGGTGAGCATCCAGGCCACAGCCGACGCGAACAGCTGCTTTGTGTTGGCTCAGACCCCGGCCCAGACGGCTGCGTGGACCCCGGGTGAATACCACTGGACCCTGATCGTCCAGAGCGCGGATGGAACCCAGCGAAAGACCCTGGACCACGGGGAAATCCGGGTGGGGATCAACCCCATGCTTCCCCCGGCTGGCTATGACCCCCGCACCCATGCCGAAAAATGCCTGGCCGCGATCACCGCTGTCCTCGAAGGCCGGATGAGCGAGTCCATCACCGAATACAAGCTCGACAACGGCATCGAGGCAAAGCACATGGACCATGCCGAGCTGATGCGGCTCCGGGCCTACTACGCCGGGGTGGTCCGGCGCCAGCGGGGCAAGGCGTTTTTTACCCATATCCCTGTGAGGTTCAACTAGATGGGCCTCCTTTCCCGCGTCCGCTCCGCCTTCACCGGCCCTGAAACCCGGGCGTCCGTGTCCTTCAGCGCCGGCGCCACCTTCGAACCCAAGCGCCAGGCGCCCATGGGCGTCACCACCTTCGAAGCACCGGTCAAGGCCAAGCGTGCCGTGGGCGCCGGCATCGGTGCCTTCTACACCGGCGCCACGATGTACGGCGGCGGGTTCCTCATGGCCATGCGGTCCAAGGATGAGGAGATCCGCCGGGACGCCCTGGCCCTGCGGGCCAACTCCAGGCGCCTGGCCAACAACAACCCGTTCATGCGTCACTACCTCCGGCTGCTGGGCAACAACGTGGTGGGCCCCAATGGCGTCACCATGCAGAGCCTGTTCAAAAGCAAGTCCACCGGGGTGAAGCGCGACCCCTACGTCACCAAGATCGAGGGCGCCTGGCAGGACTGGTGCAAGCCAGGGAACTGTGACATGTCCGGCCGCTACTCATTCCAGGATGTGTGCCGTCTCTTTGTGCGCACCCTCGCCCTCGACGGCGAGTGCTTCATCCGGATCGTTCGGGGCGCACCCAACAAATTCGGGTTCTCACTGGCGTTCCTGGATGCGGATCTGCTCGACCACACCTACAGCCGGTCCGGCAGCCCTGGGGTCAACCCGATCGTCATGGGCATCGAGATGGATACCTATGGCAAGCCCGTGGCGTACCACTTCACCGATCCCAAACTGATCCGGAACGGCATGGTGGGCGGCTGGGCCTACGGCCAGAAAATCATCATCCCGGCGGACCAGATCATCCACGGCCTGGACCCCGACAGGGCCATCCAGTCCCGAGGCGTCCCGGCCTGCGCCAGCGTGATGTACATCCTCAGCATGCTCGGCCACTACTGGGAAGCGGAAGTCGCCTGCGCCCGCCACGAAAGCGAGCGCCCCGGCATCCTTAAGAGCCCCAACGGCGCCATTGATGAGCACGGCGACGATGACGACCGGGAGGAGCGCAGCGCCCTGGTGGATCCCATCCTGGCTGCGCAGAACCTGGGTGGCAACTCCACCGGCATCGCGTACATGGGCCTCCCGGCCGGCATTGATGTCGAGTTCCCGGACGTCAAGCACCCCAGCACGGCGTTCGAGGCTTTCAGCAAGTCCATGCTCAAGGGCATCGCGTCTGGCCTGGGCGTGGCCTACCACGAGCTGGCCGGAGACCTGACCAGCGTCTCTTTCAGCTCCATCCGGCAGGGCACCATCAGCCAGCATGAGAGCTTCCAGGAGCAGCAGACCCGGCTCATCCAGACCTTGTGCGATCGGGCCCACGCGGAATTCATGCTGAGTGCCTGGATCCACGGGGTGCTCAAGATGCCCGCCGGAGTGACCCTGGAGCAGTTCAGCGCTCATAAGTTCCACCCCCGCGGCTGGGACTGGGTCGACCCCCGGGCCGACAGCGCCGCGGACCTGGAATCCATCGCGGGCGCCGTGAACACCCGGACCGCGGTCCTGGCCAAGAAGGGCCTGGACTGGGAGGACGTGGCCTACCAGCTCAAGGATGAGCAAGACCTGATCGACGCCCTGGAACTCAGGGTCGGCCCGCTGATTCAGGCCCCGGCCCCGGCCGGGAAGAACGATGGCGAGACCGACGGCGAGCCGGGCGTGAACAAGGACGGCGAGGACACCAATTCCCCCAAGGAGGGAACCGATGGAAAGTAGGTCGATCAAGGGCATCCAGTATCGAACCGTCGCGCTGGACCGGGCTGCGGTCAACCGGGAGGCCCGAACGGTCCGAGTGGCCATTTCCAGCGAGACTCCGGTGGAACGCTGGTTCGGGGTGGAAACCCTGGGGCATTCCCCCGGCGAGGTTGATCTGTCCCGAATGCAGAACGGCGCGGCCGCCCTGGTGGGCCACGACACGGATCAGCATTTCGGTGTCCTGGAAAACGTCACCCTGGACCCGGACAGGGTCATGCGGGGTGACATGCGGTTCTCCCGCTCCCAGCAGGGAGAGGACCTGCTCAACGATGTCGAGGATGGGATCCGCTCCAAGATCAGCGTCGGCTACCGGATCAACGACTACCAGACCACCAAGGGCATCGGTGACGCCCCGGACCAGGTCCGCATAACCTCCTGGACCCCCATGGAAGCCTCTCTGGTCGCCATTCCCGCTGATGACCGCGTCGGCGTCGGCCGCTCCCTCGACCCCAATTCCCAGGCCCCGGAAATGTCCGGCACCCGGGACCTCAACACCAACGGCCAGCAGGCCAATCACGAAAGGAGTTCCGCCATGCCGGAACCTATCACCGCGCCTGTCAGCCAGGCCGTCGCCCAGACCCCCGATGAAATCCGGGCCGCTGCCATGAACGAGGCCCTGGAGCTCCAGAACGCCGGCGCCCGCCTGGGCCTGGAAAAGGAGGTCCGCGAGGCCCTGGGCCGCGGGCTGAGCGGGGACGCGGTCCGCAAGATGATCACGGACAAGCTCGTCGAGCGCGGTGGCAACCCGTTCTCCACCCCCGCGGCCGCGGTGCAGCTGACCGAAAAGGAACAGCGGTCCTACTCCATCGCCCGGGCGATCATGGCGCAGGCGACCAACACTTCCTGCTTCGAGCGCGAGGTCAGCCAGGAGGTGAGCAAGAAGCTCGGGCGGGAAGCCCGGGGTATCTACGTGCCGACGACCCTGGGCATGAAGCGCTCCCTGGATGCCACCGTCCAGGCGACCGCTCAGGGGCTGATCTCCCAGGAGCCGGTGACCTTCATCGAGTTCCTGTACGCGGCCCTGGCCCTGCGGAAGTGCGGCGCCACCTTCCTGCCGGGGTGCGTGGGGAATATTCCCTTCGCCCGGCAGATCTCCACCCCCGGCATCACCTGGACCGGCGACGATCCCACCCTTGCGGTGGCCAACGGCGACCAGATCCTGCAGGTGTTCACCATGTCGCCCAAGCAGGCCATGGCGAAGCGGCAGTATTCCAAGCAGCTGCTGACCCAGACCGCGGGCTTCGCGGACACGTACGTCATGAACGACCTGGCGCAGAGCCACGCCCTGGGAATCGATCTGGCCGGGCTGTTCGGGGCCGGAACCTCCAACCAGCCCATGGGCGTGGCCAACCAGACCGGGCTGACCGTGGTGCCCATCGCCACCAATGGCGCGGCCCCGACCTTCGCCAATACGGTCGCGCTGGAAACGGCGGTCGCCCTGGCCAACGTGGACACCACCAACGCTGCCTATCTCACCAACACCAAGGTGCGCGGCGTGCTCAAGCAGACCCTGGTCGCGCAGGCGGCCGGCAGCAAGATGGTCTGGGAGACGGAGGCCAACGGGAAGGGGACCGTCAACGGCTACGATGCCTGGGTCACCAACCAGGTCCCCTACAACCTCACCAAGGGCACCGGCACCGGTCTCTCCGCCATCCTGTATGGCGCCTGGCGCGAGCTGATCATCGCGGAGTGGGGCGCCCTGGACCTCGTGACGGATCCCTACACCCTCGCCGACCAGGGCCTGATCCGGGTCATCTCCACTCAGCTGGTGGACGTCAACCAGCGGCACATCCAGAGCTTCGCGGCCATCCTCGACGCCCAGTGCTAGCCGCTTGAGGGGGCGGGAGTCACCCCGGCCCCTCGCTTCTTTCTGACGCCCCATCAACCAGGAGAATCGCCATGCAAGTGCAGATCACCGCCCATACCCGCGTCCTCGGGGAGACCGTTGCCCCGGATGAGATCGTGGACATCCCCGACTCCGAGGCCAAGACCCTGTTTAGCGTCGGGAAGGCCGTGCCCTACGCGGCCCCGGCCACCCCCGCCGTCGAGGTCATCAAGTAGCCATGCCGAACCTCGCCCAGGATGCCCGCAGCATGATGCTCGATTTCGGTGAACCTGTGACCTTGGCCTCTGGGCTTGTGGTCAAGGGGATCCCGGGCGTGGCGTCCGTGGAGGACACCGTGGTGTGCGAGAACGTCACCGCCGGCCGCACCCGGACGCTCCGATTCGCATCTGCGGACGTTCCAGACCTACAGCCCACCCGGGACACCCTCACCTGGAACGGCCAGCCCTGGCTGGTCGTGCACGTCCAGCTCGCGGGCGCTGGCAACGTCACGCGCGCCTTTCTGGGAGCGCCATGATCACCCTGCAGCAGTTGATCCGATATGCCATGGTTGGCGCCATCCACGAGACCACTGGGTATGTTGCCTACCTCTCGCCCCGGACGGACCTGGGCGTTTCCCTGCTCCCGGCCATCTGCATCTACTCCCACGGCGACAAGGCGACCAATGAGGACTCCGATTCAACACGGCCTCACCCCCGGATCTACTCCGTAGCCGTGGACTACACCGGGGTGGGGCGCTCTGCCGAGGACAGCACGGACGCCATGGCTCGGCTCATCCGCAAGGCCCTGCTTTCCGACAGCACGCAGGGCGGACTCGCGGCCCTGACCACCTGGTCCACCCAGGAGTGGGGGGGCACCGAGGGCGAAGTCCCGCTGTCCGGCACGGTCCTGATCTTCAACTTCAAGTACATGTGGCGCCCGGACTGGTAGCCATCCACCCCGCCCCCTCAGAGGAGAATCCCCAATGACCCAGGCCCTTTTCGCGAGCATCAACCAGGCGTTCGAGAACCATGCCCCGGGGAAAGTCTACCTTTTCCCCTATCCGGCCGCTGACCCCGGAGGCGCCACCCCGACCAATACCACCCGGATTGACGCGTACCTGGCGGACATCTTCGGAGAGGACGCGACGTTCCATACCATCAGCGCGAAGGCCTGGGGGGACGTGGACGAGAACGGCCTGAACGCCGACGTGAAGAACGACACCATCGAGTTCCCGCACAATGACGGCTCCGCCCCCGGCAGCGTCCCGGGCGCCATCAAGTCCGCCACTCTGGAATTCGCGATCTATGACTGCGACGCCGCCCACATCGCGGACATGATGGGCCTGGCCGCTGCCGACCTCCTCACCATCGCTGCGACCGCCACCACCGCCGGGCGCCAGGCTGCCCTGCTGGCGGTCCCCGACGCCAGTCAGAAGTGGATGGTCATCTACGTCGCCCAATCCGCGACCCCGGGCGAGTGGGACCTGTATGTCTGGCCCCGGTGCAACTTCACCAACGCCCCGGCCATCAAATACAGCGTCAAGGACAAGCTGTCCATGAAGTGCCAGATGGCGTGCAACCCCGACCTGTTCCTGGTGGACAGCCGAGGGCGGGGTGTTTTCTCCGTGCCCATCACCGTCAACGCTCCGGTAGCCTAGCCATGGCGGTTACCCTCAGCACGCGCCGCCTGGAACTGGCGCTCCCCCTGATCGCCCCGCTGTCCGCCCTCATGGACGCTCGGGCCAAGGTCAAGGGGGGCGACCCCTCCGCCATGCCCGCGCTCATGAATGCCATGGGCGACAGCGGGACCACGAAAGCAGTCCGGCAGCTCGCCGCCATTTCCGCCGCTTCTGACAATGAGCTGGAGCAAGCGGATAAAGACTCGCTCTTCATGGCCAAGCTCGTGGCTGATGCCGCCCAGCGCCCTTACGTGGATGCCCTTGGTGACGCCCTGTCGCTTTTTGGCTTTGTGCTGGGTGCCTACGGCGTCACCCCCAGCTATTTGAGCAACGACGCCGCCCCCGCCGTGGATTCGACGAACCAGCCGCCCCCGACGGACACGGGCCCCGCTTCCCCATCCGCAGGCTGATCAGCTCCAGGGCAGGGGGCTGGGAGATCGCTGCCCAGCTCCCGGCTGATGACGCCCTGGTCCTGCTGCAGGACCACCTGCGAGAGGAGTCGCACCGGGCCCTCCGCCATGCCCTCGCCTGCTGGCACTCCGCACTTGGCCTATACGCCAACGGCGGCAAACCTCCCGATCCACCCAAGCTCACCGATTACTGAGGACTCATGGCCAACGAACTGAAAGTAGTGATCACGGGCGATGCGGGCGACGCCATGCTGGTCCTCGATCGGTTCCAGGACAGCATCAAGAAGACCGCCAGGACCGCCCAGGACGCAGGTAGCACCCTGGAGCAGTTCGGCGATGGGTTCGCGAAAAGCGCCTTGGCCTTCGGTTCCGCCGCGAGCCTGGGGGCCATGGCTGCGAACCAGATGGTTCAGGCCATCAAGGGTGCAGCCAACGCCTTCCCAGAGGCTGCTGCCCACACGCTCGCTGTGGCCCGGACCTTCGAAGGTCTGGCCTTCCAGACCGGGGAGTCCCTCGACCAGTTGAACGTCTTCGACGCCACGATGAAGCTCACGGGCGGCAGCATCGAGCAGCTCGGGGACTGGCTCACGGGCGTCACGCGCTCCATGAAGTCCAACAGTGAGGTATTCGTCGCCAATGGGATCGCGGCTTCTCAGGCAGCCCTCCTGCAGATGAAGCCGATCGACGTGATGCGGGCCTCCCTATCCGTCATCGAATCGTGCACCGACAAGAACCGGCAGCTGATTCTGACCCAGGAGCTCCTGGGCCGGGGGGCCATCAACGAAATCCCCCAGATGCGCAGGTTCTTCGACACTCTGGGGGAAGGGCAGGCGGCCTTCGACAAATACGGCCGGGGCATCGATCCGAACATCACGGAGAAGATGAAGGCCATGGAACGCCGCTCCGGCGAACTGGCCATCGCCCTGGATGCCCTCCAGAAGCAGGCGGCCCTGAGTTATGAGCCGTGGGACCGGTTCTTCGCGTGGATGAACCAGGGGTTCCTCCACGTGGCCAAGTTCGCCATGGACGCAGTGGACGGTGCTGTCTACTACACCGTTCACGCGTTCAGCAAGCTGAATGGCCTGTTTAACTTCAGCAAGCCAGGACAGGTCAACACCAGCGCCCACGACGCGGACACCTCCCCCGCCTCCCCCAGCAAACAGCCCCAAACCAAGGAGGAGATCGACGCCGAGCGCGAGGCGAAGAAGAAGGCGGATGAGGTGGCACGGGAAGCTGCCAGGAAGGGTGCTGAGGCCAAGAAAGAGGCGGAGCGCAAGGCAGCGGAAGCAGCGAAGACCAGCATGGAGGTGCAGCTCAACCTCCAGGAGCAGCTGAACCACCTGCGGGCCGAAGACACGAAGACCCTGGACAGTACGTCCATCAAGCAGAAGCAGGCCCAGAAAGATGCCGAGGCCCTGGCCAAGCTGCAAGAGGACTATCACAAGATCTACACCGAGGTCGAAAAGAGCAACACCCCTGGATCCCAGGACGCAGCAGCGCAGGCCAGGGTCGCAGCGAAGAAGGTCTACACCGACACCCTGCTGCAGGACCAGCGGGAGGCTGATGCCGCCCAGATCGCTGAGGACGCGGCAACCAAGGCGGCCCTCAAGGCTGCCGACGACAAGGCCTTCGAAAACTTGAAGAAGTCCCTGGCCCAGCAGTCGGAGATCCAGGGAAAGATGTCGCGCGGGCAGATTGAGGAGCGGCTCAAGGCTGCCACTGCCAAGGGTGGATCGGACGCCCACGCAGCCCTGCAGTACATGGTTGAGGCGCACTGGAACGGGACCGCTGCTGGCGGTGCTGAGGCGGGCATGCGGGACTTCATCGCCAAGGGCGATGGACTGTTCAACGAATTTCGCTCCACCACCCTGGGCGTCATGGACCAGATCCAGGGCGGCGTCGCGAAATCCATCCAGAGCATCGTGGAGGGCACGGCCAAGGGTGGCCAGGCCATGCGCACCCTGGCGAAGGGTATCGAAAGCAGCATCATCGGCGCTCTGGCCAAGATGGCTGCCCAGTACCTGATGACCGCCGCTGCCGGTGCCGCGTTCGGCAGCACGCTCACGGTGGCCAACGCTGCCCAGACCAGTTCCGCGGAGGCCCTGGCCACTGCCGAGATCTGGGCCAGTTGGGCACCCCTCAGCCTGGTGGGTGGTGAGGCGGCGGCTCTGGCTGAGATCGCAGTCATGACCGGAAGCATCGCTGGGGCGTCCAAGGCACCTGCGGTGGCGTCGGGGACCGGTGGTGCGTTCGCCGTGGGTGGCCTGATCGACACCCCCACCCTAGCCCTAATGGGTGAGGCGGGCCCTGAGCTGGTGGCACCAGAGCATGACTTCCAGGACTGGGCCCACGCGAACCAGAATCTGGGTTACAACCTGGCGTCCCACGCCTCGCAGGTGTCGAGCCTGAACCGTGCTGCAGGCAGCTATGGCAGCCAGGCCCTGGCATCGAACGGTGGCAGTGTCCCTGGCCCGATGCACAACGACTTCCGGGGCGCGGTGTTCGCGAGCACCACCGAAGGACAGCGTGCCTTTGATAAAGCCATCAACGCCAGCAACGTCCGAATCGGGAAGGCCACCTCTTGAGCATGCGGGCACTCACTCTCAACCTCTATTCCAACCAGGGGACCTCCGCCGCAGGTTCGCTCAAGGTAATTTCGGACCAGCTCATCGAACTGGCCGACGTTACGCAGGAAGTGGACAGCACCGGCAACCTGTCCAAGATCACGCCCGGCACCCTGACGGCCAAGGTGGGCGACCCGGATGGCAGCATCTGGAACTTCATCCAGAACAGCATCGCCCTCCCGCTGACCACGGCCGGCGCGGCCCAGGGCGTGCTGCCCCCGTGGCTGGAACTCTACGCCGGGGGCACCAGGATGTTCCTCGGCGCCGTGGACATGGCGGCCCTGAAGAACATCCAGCGGGCCGAGGACTACAGCATCGAGTTCAAGGTCAACGACTGGTCCATGGGACTGGCGTCCACCTACCTCGGCGCACCGACCTCCCTGACCTGGGAGCCCGACACCGTCTACGCGGTGAACACCAAAGTCCTCAACGGGGCGAACACCTACATCTGCACCACCGCCGGAACATCCGCCACCTCGGGGGGCCCTATCGGCGTGGGGTCCTACCAGGACGGCACGGCCGTGTGGGCCTACGTCACACCGGAATGGCAGCGCCCGGCACCGCTCACGGCCGTCAACGGCACGGCCGTGAGCCAGGCCGGGTTCAGCGGAAACTTCTACGCCCCGGCACAAATCGGCACCGGCCCCGGGTCGCTTTGGTATGGCCAGAACCTGAACGTCATTTTCTTCGCCGACCCCTGCGGCTGGGTCTACTCGGGTGCCACGATCTCCACCGATTACCCGGTGTTCCGGGTCACCTTCCCGACTGGGCCCATAACGACGCCCGACGTGCGGATCGGCAGCTACGGCGGAACGCTGACGGAGACCAGCTACAACGCGATGACCTCCCAGATCGTCTACACCTGGACGCCACCCACCGGGGTGACCGGGCTCTTCCTCCCCAACGCCCAGTTCCCGGCGGGCACCATCGTGGCCAGCACCACCGACGGCGTCGAATACCAGGTGGGAGGTTTGGCCGGGACGAAGGCCAACACCTGGATCACGCCACCTTACAACACCTCCCTGGCCCCCGGCGCTGGGTCCTTCTGGACGGTGGTAAGCACTGAAGACCAACAGGCACAGTGCATGGATTCCGACCGGGCGGTGACATCCTACTTGGCCGCGTGGACTACAGCCAGCCCGTGGCCGGCCGTCGGCCCAACGACGAACTACAAATACGGCCCGGCTCCCGGCAACTGGGAGACGAACGTCTCGCTGGTTGACGCGACATCCTCGGACCTCGACTACTGGGTCGTCACCGTGGCCATCGCCAGCGGCGCATCCGACTGCTACACACTGAACCTCAACAGCGTCAATGGCATCGTGATGGGCGACGTGCTGACCACGGTGGATGTTGATTCACCGGCCAGTATGACGGTGGCCTCGGTGGATCCCATCCTGCTGCAGATCAGGACCATCGAGGCGATTTCGAACATCGCGCTCGGGGCTCACGTCTACTGGGACAGCGACACCAAGCTGGACCTGGTTCGGGAGGATCCCAGGACCCTCCTGACCAGGGCCTGCTCGCCCTACAGCGTGGACACCACGCAGTTCGTGGAGCCGGCCACCGACCGGCCCATGTTCTCCTTCCTGCCGCTGCGCGGACCTGGAGGGGCGCTCTACGCGGTGGGCGACCTGGACATCACACCGGGCGGCCTCCTGCGGCCCCAGACGGGGGCCTATTGGCTGAACCCCGTCACGGACGCATGGCAACCCTCCTACGCCTGGACGGGCACCCCGGACACCGGGTGGTCGAACCCGACCGAGACCGCTCCTGCGACCCCGATGGCCGAGTGGACGTGCCAGCTGGTGAACGCCCCGAGCAGCCTCATGCCCTACGAGGTCCAGAGCCTGAACCCCTGGCAGCGGCTGCGGAATCGCTGTTACTGCGATACCACCTACCGGCGCGAGAACAACGGCCTGATCTACCTGGCCACGACAGGCGGCAACTTCTTCGTCCCCGGGGCCTACGTCAGCACCCAGGCCGGAACCTCCTACAACTACACGGTCACCATCGGCGGCGTCAACTACGCCAGCACCAACAGCAACGACAACTTCACCCCGTGGTCCAACACATGGGCGGCCCAGGCCGGGGCCCTGGTGGTCTACGACTACGTTTCGATGCGCCGGCTCATTTTCAACGGCACATCGGGCGGATCCCCAGGCGCGGTTCAGCTATGCCCCTGGAGCGGATCCGCGTGGGGCTCGGCGTCCAACTACTCCTGGCCGAGCAGCGTGTCGGGCTCCAGCAGCTACGCTCAGTCGGCGGTCCCGATGATCGGGCTGGCCGGCGCTGCCCTGGCCTACATGGTCACGCCCAGCGGGTCTGCCTCCCCCACGGCCTCCGGAAGCACCCTCACCACATCCGCTGATCGGTTGGAACTGTGGGGCTTCAGCGGAGGCCTGCTGGCGTCCCTGGACCTAAGTAACCACACCGCCCTCCTCGGCGGAACGCTCGTTACCACACCCTACGGGGTCTACCTGGTGGGCGCTTCGGCCATCGCGCAGGTGGCCTACTCAGGAGGGGCGCTGGTCCTGACCACCGCGTATCTTACCGATGCGGTGTCCTGGCTGTTCGCCAACACCCTGGTCGCGCGGACCTCAGGGGAGCTGGTCATCATGGGCCGCCTCGATACCGGGACCGGGACGGGGACCGTCACGACCACCACCTGGCTGTTCCGGCTACAGGCTCCCCTCGCCAACAGCCTGGACGGCAGCGTGATCTTCTCCGAGCAGATCTCGACCGGATCCCCGGCCACGGCCGCGGCTGTGCGCGACCCGAGCAAACCCGGCCGCATCGTCGGGCACATCGGCGGCAGCATGTGGCAGCTGGACACCGTCCGGCCGTTCTGCATCGCCCGGTGCCGGCCCTCGGGCATGACCGCCATGGAGCTTATTGAGCACGTCTGCCAGGCATTCGACGCCCTGGCGGTGCCCGACGCGAACGGGATCATGCACATCGTCAGCCGGGTGAACACCACCGCGGCCATCGACCTGGAGGTGAACCGGGTGTCCGTCGCCACCACGGCCTGTTGGGCTGAGTTCTCCAGCATCGTCCGGGTCACCGCTACTAGCGACGATTCCACCTACTACGATTCCTTCGGGCAGCAGGGCGGCATCAAGACGGAAGTCGACAATCACCCGCTCTGCTACTCCATGTCCGACTGCTCGGCCATGGCGGACGCCTGGTGCGATTGGCTGGGCGTCCCGCGCTTTGAGACGGAGGAGGAGTGGATCTACACCGACCCCTCCACCGCGGCCCCCTGGGAGGCCATCCCGCTATTCACCAAGGTGTGCGTCAGCGGGGGCAAGGCCGCGCACCTCATGTCCCTCTCCCAGTCCCTGGTCAAGGGGACCGCCACCGTCAAGACCTTGGAGGCATAGAACATGCCGATCTTCCAACCGGGCACCCCCCGAATTGGCCTGCTGGCCAACGGCACCAGGTCGGCCACGCTCTGGCTGCCCATGCCGGACGAGGGCTACCCGACCCTGCAGTGGGAGCCCAAGGGCCAGGTGGTGGAGCTTTACGACGGCTCCGAGGTCTGGCGCCAGTTGGGCTGGATCCCCGTGATCGTCATGCGCTGGAGCGCCTACGACGACCGCCCTGGCGAGGGCTACACCCTCGGCATCGCTGACGGGCAGCGCCCGGCGATCACGGACCTCCTGAACATCCTGAGCTACGCCCCGGGCATGTTCAGCGTCTCCCCTGGGCCGGCGGCAGGCGGCTTCGTCGCGCAGTCCTGGAAGGAGAGCGCCATCGGGGTGATCGGCAACGCGGGCTATGCCAAGGGCCTGGAGGTCACCTTCCGGGGCGGGGCCATCTGCGCGAACAAGACCCTGGGGACCTTCTAGTGGCGACGACTGTCCGGTATATCAAGGGCGGCATCCAGATGATCTGCGATGTCTCGGCCTACCCGGCCCCGGAGCCCCAGGCGGCTTGGCCGATCCCCGTGTTCGACTCCATCGAGTCCAGCCTCCTGGTCCTGTCCCTGGTCGCCGTTTCGGGGCAGAGCACCTCCGGCATCCAGGTGGCCAGCAGCGGGGTGCTTCCCAGCGCCTCCACGTGGACCCTCTATCACCAGGCCTATCAGGGCACCCCGGCCACGCTGCCCACGGCGACCTCCCAAACCGTGAGTGTGGACAGCACTGGCAACTTCGCGATCACGATCACAGCACCCCTGGCCGGGGCCACCCACAACTTCTGGCTGGCCCGGACGGATGCCGGCGGCCAGGTCGTCACCTACCCCCTGAGCGAGATCACCACCCCGGTGGATCCAGCCACCACGGTCAACGCCCTGACGCAGGCCGCCCAGCTGTCCCTGGTGAGCCAGTGGACACAGGCGAAGGCCCTCCAGGCGGTCCTGGACGCCGACGCGACCACGCTCGGCGTCAGCCCCGCAGCCTACGACACCGCCATCTCCAATCTGTCCGCGACACTGGTCACGGCCGGCGCGCCGGCCACCTGGGCGACGACCTGGCCCAGCACGGCAGTCTTCTACGCCCAGGGCATCCAGACGACCCTGGCCACCCTCTGGGGCACCGTCAGCGCGGCCCAGGCAACCCTCCAGGCGGCCCTCTACGCCGCCGCTTCTTCCAGCGCGGTCCCCTGCGCCATCGGTGACGGGGCCACGACCACGTTCCTGTATGCGGGCGGCACCGTGAAGATCAACGGCGTGGCCACCGTCGCCTTCACGGTCACCTCGGCCACCAGCACGATCACCTTCACGACCGCGCCGGCCCTGGGGGCCATCATCAGCGGCTGCACCACCAACGCCCAGGCCGAGGCCTCGGCGGCCCAGTCTGCGGTCGAGGCGGCTGCCATCCTGGTATCCCAGACGCAGGCAGCCGTGGCGGCGGCCACCGTCAGTGGACTGACCACCGTCTACACCAGCGGGCAGTCACAGCTCTCCTGGAATGCGCTCTCGATCTCGGGGGTGACCTACGAGATCCGCCTGGGAACCACCTACGCATCCGCCGCGATCCTCGGCAACATCGCCGTTACCAATTTCGCCACGGTATCGGATGGCACCTATTGGGTGACCCCCAACTACAGCGGCACCTACGGCACCCCCGTGGCCATCGTGGTCACCGGAAGCACGCTGGTCACCAACGTCGTAGCCACCTCGAATGAATCCGGGAACGGCTGGCTCGGGGTTATGTCGGGCGGGGCCTTCTACGAGGCGGGGACGGGCCTCGCGCTGCAGGGCGCGGTCAAGAACGACAGCCTCACTGCGCTCAACGACAGCGAGACAACCCAGACCTGGGACTTCAACGGGGGTGCGCAGTCGACGGGGGCCTACGAGGTCCCGTCCGCCGACTACGTTGACCTGGGCAACGTCCAGGTCTGCACCGTGAGCGCGACCTACACGGCCGCCAGCGAGGCCATCACCGCCGGCTTCGGGGGGACGCCGTCCGCCGACTGCGCGGTTCAGCTGTGGATCGCAGTCGCCCAGCAGAACGGGGTCTTCGGGGCATACCAGGTGTTCGTCCCCGGGCAGTATTCAGGGCGGATCTTCAAGATGAAGCTGGTCCTCACCAGCACCAATCCCAACGTCACGCCCCTGGCCCCGACCTTCACTTGGAGCGTGGATGTCCCTGACAAGATCCTCACCGGGACCGCCGTGGCCTGCCCCGCCACAGGCCTGACGGTCACCTACAGTTCCCCTTTCCAGATCCGCCCCAACCTCCAGATCACCATCCTTTCCGCCACCTCGGGGGACTACGCCGCGGTCACCGGGGACACCGCTTCAGGCTTCACCGTCGTCTGCTACAACGCCAGCACCGCAGTGGCGAGAACGATTCACTGGTGCGCCCAGGCCTACTAAGGAGCCTCTTGCATGTCCGCAGCCCCCGTCATCAACAATGACTTTCCGGCCAATGTCCGGGCAGCGATCAACGCCGCCCTGGTGGCCTGTTTCGATGCCGCCGTCCACCAGGCGAACGCCTACACCGCCGGGGGCACCGCGACCGCGTTCACGCTGACCCCGACGCCGGCCCTGGCGGCCAACGCCAACAACGTCCGCTACAGCGTCAACTTCGGCTTGGCGGCAGGCACGAACCCCACGCTCTCGGTGTCGGGCCAGCCGGCGCTGCCCCTGATGATGTATGGCTCCGCTGGGGCGCTCATTCCGGCCACCTGGACCGGAAGCCTCATCACCGACGTTCAGTGCGACGGGACGCACTGGATCGTGCTGGATCCTCCCTTCCCGGCGGCAATCTCGGCCGCCACCGCCGCTCTCACGGGAGCGCTCACCGCAACCGGCGCAACGCTGTCCGGTGCGCTCAACGCCGCGAGCGCGGCTATCACGGGCACGGTGTCCGCCGCCACCTTCTCGGGCTCCGGGAGTGGGCTCACCGGAACGGCCAACAGCCTGACGGCGGGAGCTGCCAACTCGGTCGCCTGGGGCAACGTGAGTGGGCGCCCCACCGACCTGGGCTCGTTCACGAATGGGCCTGGCTACGCTACGGCAGCGTCGATGTTTAGTTCGTTTAACTCGCTATCTCCTACTAGCGGCACGACCTACACGAATAGCACCGGAAAGCCCATGTTGGTGATGGTGAACGTGAGTTACGGTTCGTCTACCACTCTCTATACCTCATATTTATACGTCAATTCTACTGTCGTAGCCCAGGGCATAACTCTTCCAAGTAATAGCGGTGCATTTGCCATGGTGGCCATGGTCCCGCCCGGTGGAACGTGGAGCGTAACCAAGGGCGGCTCTGGCGGGGGTCTTTCCGGCTACGGCGTTTACTAGGAGAACACAATGGCTTATTTCATCGACCCATCTACGGGGGCGAATTATTGGTATGCCGATGACGGCAGCCAGACGGCATTCATGAAGCCCGGCCTGGTGGCCGCCACGGCCGCCCAGGTCGAGGCGATCACGAACCCGCCCCCGCCGGCCCCAGTGGAGGCCGACTTCGTCGCCGCCGCCCAGAACCTGATGGACACGGGCGCGCAGAGTCTGGGCTACGACAACATCCTGTCCCTGGCCTCCTACCTCAACAGCAGCAATGCCACGTTCAAGGCCCAAGCGGCCGCCGGGATCGCCTGGCGGGACGCGGTCTGGACCGAGGGCTACACCATCCTGGCCGCGATCAAGGCCGGGACCACGACCGCCCCCGCCACCACGGCCGCCTTCGTGGCCCTGCTGCCCACCGTCACCTGGCCCACCACAGCCACCAGCTAGGAGAACGCATGCTATACAGTGAAGTCCGGGGCCAGATCCGCACCGGGGACCTGATCTTCTTCCACGGGCGTGGCGCGGTCACCGACGTGATCCGCATCGCCACCAGGAGCGACTTCGCCCATGTGGCCCTGGCCTGGGTGGTGGCTGGGCGCGTCCTGGTCATCGAGGCCCGGGAGAAGGGCGGCGTCCAGATCCACGCCCTGTCCAGCCGCCTGGGCGACGGCGCGTCCTGGCTGAAGGTGCCCCCGGCCTACCCCCTGGACCTCCCCCGGGCCATCCTGGACCTGGACAAGCCCTACTCCCTCCTCAACTGCATCCGCGCCTTCTTCGGCCTACCGGGCATCAAGAACCGCTTCGAGTGCGCCCAGCTGGCCGCCGCGGCCCTGCATCTCCCGGGGAACGGGGGCTGGACGCCACAGCAGGTTCGCGAGCAGTTCGCCGAGGTCCTGACGGTTTCCCTGGAGGAAGCGTGAGGGACGTCCAGCATTCGCCGCCTACCGCCGAGCGCACCCTGCGCGCCGCCCATGCGCTCGGCGCCTGACTGCCCGCTCCACGCAGCACCCAAGCGGAGGCCCCGGCGCTCAAGGCGACCCGGGGCCTGTGCTGTGTGGTTTCCGCAGCAGCTGCGGATTCAGTCCAACTGCTCTTTGGCTGCTGGGGGATTGGCCGCAATGGCCGCGCGGATGTTTTCCTCGACGGAGGATGTATGGGCTGTATCCGCCTTTTTGATTTCCTGAATGCCCCTGAGAATGAAGTAGGGCACCCCGACGCCTGCGAGGGAAAATCCGGCCGCCGCAATCTGTTGGGGTGCTTCATGCGCTCCCATGTACATGAAGAACCCGCCGATACCGATCGAGGCCGCGACGAAGGCATAAATGGTCCAGATGGTTTTCATATACAACTCCACGGTGGTGAGGGCCACGCAAACAATTGGTAACAGCGGATGCTCGGAGCCTACACCTGGAACCTCGCGTGTGGCAACCACATGTTGCGACAGGTGATTTTGCGGGTTGCACCGTGAAGAATCCCAATTAGGCTGGTGGTTGGGCTTCGAAACCCTCAACAGCCGGACCTCGCCCGTGGCGAGGACATCCCTCTCGGGATTCCGGCTGAATAGAACACCCTTCGGGGAAATAGGCTGGGCCGTAGCTGTTGGCGGTTCGAAGGTCCCGAGTCCAGGGCTGATGTATCGGCATCCTGCCGCCGCGCGGCGCTTGGCCGTCGCCCCGGTAACTGGGGCCTGGAGAATCTATGTCGCCACCCTGCAGGGTCAGTGGTCGTCTCATGCCAATGGTATATAATCGGGCCATAAAATAAACAATTCCCCACCGCCCGGTTCCTGACGATACTTCATGCAGGGCGTCAGAACCCTGTAAGGCCGGACCCCACCCGTGGTGGGACCCCCTCTCGGGATTCCGGCCGAATACAAAACCCTACAAGGGAAATAGGCCGGGCCGTAGCCTTACACGGTCTGAACGTCCCGAGTCCAGGGCAGAACCATATGCCTGAGGACTTGAGCCGGCCTTTCCATTCGGCCCTGGCAACTGGGGTCTGGAGAACGTATATGAACCACGCTTTCAGGAAGGCCACCATGGACCCTAGCGCCCATGGATGGCCGGAGGACCCACGGCTACGCATCCCCATTCTTGCCTGGGTTCTCCGTGACCCGTCCCCTTTTGCACAGAACTATGCCCGTGGGATATGGGATTCCTTCCCCCCGGAGATCCAGGAAGAGTGCAGAACCACCCTGGGGATTCACTTGTGACTTTCGGATGTCACAAGTGGACCTATGGCCAGCCCGAATTCCATCCCTGAAAAGGCCATGGCATCCGGGCCTTTTGTTGTGACCCGGCTGTGACTCTTTTTAGAATCACCGTTCTAAGTGCTTTGTTTGTAATAGCAATGCAGAAGTCACAAGAAGTCACAAACGGGCGTCAGGGCAAAAAAGGGAAAGGCCCGAAACCTAATGGTTTCGGGCCTTTCTTGTGGTGGCTGGATGCGGACTCGAACCGCAGACCTAGGGATTATGAGGCCCTCGCTCTACCCACCTATCCCCCTGTGTCCACGAAGAGGTGCCGACTGCTCCATCCAGTGGGTGACATCGCTTGTGCCTGGGCGTTTCCTCGGCCCAAAAGTGTCACAGGAGTGTCATGGCAGCAAAAAGGACCGGATTCCTCCGGTCCTTTTTGTCTCTAACTTGCTGGTTCTAAATGGTCGGGGCGAAAGGATTCGAACCTTCGACCCTCTGCTCCCAAAGCAGGATGGCACTCATTGGCCTGGGTAGGCGCGACAATGGCAATACCTGAAAAATAAGGACTTAATGATATTCATCATTGGTGGGGATAGGCGAAAAAATGCGAAACTCGGCCTGAAGTGTGGCGATAGTGTGGCGACGGGTGTAGTCTATCGCCACAAGGGGAGGAACCGATGCCAAGTGCTGCCGGAGTTTCCACCAAAACGCAGATTGAAGCACTTCAACCCAAGGCGACGAACTACCCGGTTCCGGTGGTATCAAAGCGTGGGCAAGCGGTCCGGGGCCTGGCGGTCCAAGTCACCCCTGCCGGTTGTAAATCCTTCGTCCTACGATTCCGGCTCCTGGGAAAGCAAAAGACGCTGACCCTTGGCAAGTTCCCGGACATGGGCATTGAACAAGCTGTGAGTCTTGCCCAGGCGAAGTGGAACGACATCCGCGAGGGGCGGAACCCTTCAGACAAGAAGCGGGAAGATCGGCAATCCCTGACGGTTAAGGATTTGGCGGAACGCTACATCCTTGAGCACATCAAGCCAAAGGGTGAAGGGTTCGGCATGGAGGCGACCCGGATCATCGCCAAGCACATCCTCCCTGCGATGGGAAGGCTATCGCTGGCCCTTGTCGGCCCCGCCGATGTTTCCACTCTGTTGTTCAAAATGAAGGCCACGCCGGTCCAAGCAAACCGAACCCGGAGCATCCTTCGGACCATGTTTGGACGAGCTGAGGAATGGGAACTCCGGCCCCTGGGATCCAACCCTGTATCCGTGGTGAAAAATCGGACGGTGGAAAAGAGCCGTGAACGTCGCCTAACCGACATGGAACTAAAGACCCTTGGAGCAACCTTACGGACTTCTAAGGAACCTTCAGATTACCTTCTGGCGGTGCGGTTGGCCCTTCTGGCGGGGATGCGGAAAGGGGAGATTGCAGCTTGCCGGTGGTCATGGGTGGACCTGGAGGCCGGGGAGATCCACATTCCGCCTGAGTATCACAAGACGGGCAAGAAGACCGGGAAGATTCGCGTAGTTCATCTCTGTGATGCCCTGGTGGTTCACTTGAAGGCCACGGCTTCCACCTTGGGATGCCCCTTCGTGGTGCCTGGGAAGCCCAGGGTGGACAAGGATGGGAAACCTATGCCCTGGGAGCCAATCGTGGCCCTGCAAGCCCCTTGGGAGCGAATCCGTGATGGGGCTGGATTGGCACCCCGGGATGAGAAGACCGGCGAATACTTGGATGAGGAACACAATCCCGGATGGCATGACCTCCGGCGGACCTTTGCCAGTGTTGGGGCGGACCTGGGCCTGAAAGGGTTTGTAGGGGAACTCCTGGGCCACGCCGAGGCCACGGTGACAGACATTTACACGCGGGCCGCCGCCGAACCCCTCCACGAGGCCGCCGAGAAGATCGGGGCCCGGATTGATGGGATCCTCTCCGGCAAGATCGACCCAGAGAAGGAAGCCCAGGAGCGCCGGGAAGCGAAGGAAGCAAAGATCAAAGGGGCAGTCTCCTGATGGATCACCCCTAGCCAAGAATGCTGCGCACCTCCGCTGAAACCCTGGGCGATAGGTTGGGTGCGGGAGTCTGTTGTGACTGACCATACAGGCTGGCGAGCGGACTCGCTACCAGCAGCAGCACAATCATCAGTTCCTCCCCAGAGCTGTTGTTTCGTATTTTTCTAGGGAGAGATATAGAAACTTATATAGTGAAGGCTGCGGAGCGGCATATCATTTATACTGGGTCATCGGTCAAATGCCAGTATATATACAAACCTATAATATAGTAAGGCCATCAACAGGCCGCTCTGGACCAACCATGAAAAGTCTTCTCCCAACCCCTCCGACTCCGTCGGACCTTCATGCTCGCGCCGAGGTGGATGACCCCCTTCTGGATCCCAAGGCCGCCGCTGAATACCTTGGTCTGAGTGTCCTCACGCTCGCAGACCTTCGTTGCAAAGGTGGTTCTCCGATTTTTTGCAGGGCGGGGAGACTTATCCGCTACCGGAAGTCATCTTTGGATTCCTGGGTGGATTCCCGTTCCTACTCCTCCACTTCGGAGTATCGGAGGGGGGCCTGAAATGACAGGCACTACCGCTCGGTCTTCCGGCTCTGCAACGGTGATCGCCCTTCGTGGCCAAGGGCACCTGGTTGTAGTCCAACCGTGGGAACCCCCGCCGCCCCCCGTTCCCCCTACGGGGCGCGAGACAGCACCATGATAGCCCCGGATGCTGTTCTTTGGCTCCAGGGGCTTGCCGCGATTGGCTGCACCTTCCTGGAGCTGGTTCCCGAAACGAAGCGGACCCGTCGGCCCTGGCACTGCTACAGCCAGCAGACGGGTGAGAGGGGTCTTGCCAATGCGCTGCGCTGGCTTGGGCGGGGCTCCGGATTGGGCATCCTGCCGGGGCCTCCGCTCTGGATCCTGGACGCCGACAGCCCGCACCAAGTGGAGCGCATCACGTCCATTCTCCTGGACGCGCAGCTCATCCCGCTGGTGGTCCAGACTCCCAGTGGGGGCGCTCATTTCTACTTCCAGTTGCCCGCTGGGTTCCGGCTCGATGGCCTGAAAAATCACCTGTGCCATCCTTATGATGCAGACAGCCACAAGCTCGCCATGGACTTCAAATTCGGTCCCCGTTCGCTGCTGGTGGCGCCCGGGACCGTCCGCAATGGCCGACGATACGAACCAACCTCACCCTGGAGAACCCTGCAGTAGTGGATCCGCGCATGTTCCTGCCGGAAGGCAAATTCTGGCGGGAACAGCGCCCGTTCCTGGTGGACCAGCGGCCCCTGAAGGATCGCATCGCCCGCGCCTGCACATACCTGAAGACCCAGGCGCCTCTTTCAATCAGCGGGCAGTCCGGGCACAAGACGCTCGCCGCCGTGGCCGCGCACCTGGTCCGGTTCCTGGACCTAGATCCCGAGTTGGCCCACCACCTGATGACCCACGGGCAGATCCCCTGGAACAAGCGATGCAAGGATTCCGATGGAAAACCCTTTCCTTGGGCCGCTGGTGAACTTTGGTCCGCCTGCGCCGCCGCCGTGGATGCTCTGCCTGCCGCTGGCGTGAAGGCCCTTGAACGGCAGCAGGCCATCCAGGAAGCCAAGGGGAAGCTCGCCGCCATGGTGGGCCTCCTGAAGGAATCCATCACCCACCCAGGATCGGTCCGGGTGCCAGTTTCCGAAGTCCTGGATGTTTTCGAATGGACGGGACAGCTGGATCTCACCTCAACAGAATTGGGGATCGAGCTATCAGCCCAGGGAATCCCCCGCGTCCGAGCCACGGGCAAGCGAATCCAGTCAATCGCCGGCCTGAACCTTTGGGCGATGCAGTCGGGAATCTTGGAAGCTGGTCGAAAACGGCAGGAAGGCCGTATCCGTGCAGGGTGCCCCTTGCTAGCAGCGCTCCGCTTAATGAAGCATGAACCTGCTCTAGAGCAAGTTGTGTCCACCATTTCCGTGTCAAGCCGCCAGATAGAGCAAGTTGTGTCCACCATTTCGGAGGTAGCATGAGCCTGAATCGGAATCGAGGGAAAGCCGCTGAACGCGCTGTGGCACTGGCCCTGGACGGCAAGCGTGTCGGCACCCTATCTGGTGAAGATGTCCACTTCGATGGCCCATTCTCTGCTGAGGTGAAGTCTCGGGGCGCATTCGTCGCCTGTGACTGGATGGAGCAGGCCGTGAGGAATGCACCACCCGGGAAGACTCCGCTTGTGGTGGTCCACGTCCGAGGCAAGCGCCACGAAAAGGACTTGGTGATTCTTCGTTTGAGTGACTGGCATGGAGGCGGGAATGAACAGGCTGGCTGAGTCTGCTTCTGTCCCCGAGGATCGGTTCATGGCTCCCTCTCGCCCTCAAATATCAAGGCCATGGCGCCCTGAAATTGCCTCTTGGAGACCACTGAGAGGTTCGGCCTGTAGGGGAGATGCCCGGAGACCCCCGTATGGCAACTGAACGCCGATTCAAGACCCAGGAAGACGCGCGCCGGGCCCTGGCTTGGGTGTTCCGCGAAGTGGAGAAAGACCGGATGGAACCCAGCAAAGGGCGGGTGCTCACATACATTGCCTTGTCCATCTCCGGGATCCTGGCCGAGCACGACATCGAACAGAGAATCCAGGCCCTTGAAGAGGCCATCTCGAAGAAAGGAACGACCACATGAGCAACATCGTCCAGCGCATGAAACGCATCGAAGTATTGGAGAACGCGACCGATGGCTTGGTCGGCAAGATCATCTGCACCACCGATGGGGCGCATTCACCCGCCGAACTTGGAGCGATGAAGAGCAGGGGGGCCATCGTGGTCCACCTGTCACCAGAAGATATCAACCTATGATTCCCACCTAGGAACACATCAACGCGGCATAGCGAGATTGGAGAAGTGATGAACAAGAACAGCATCATCAAGCGGATTGAGGCAATCGAGGAGCGGACAGCGGAAAACAATGGCGTGGCCGTGTGCGCCGAACACCCCGATGGCCGGGTTGATGGAGATCCCGCCATGGTGGCAAAAGCCGGAAAGGTTCTCCGCTGGGTTATTGTTCAGCCCGCACCCGGGGGCGGCCCCATGACCGAAGAAGCGCTTGAAGCGAAGTACCCCGGCAGACGGGGAAGGCTCGATGAATGGGATAGGGCGGTTGAGGCGGCCCGTCATCTGTAGATTAGTGGCCAATAGTGCGGTACACCGGAAACTTCAATGGGCTGTCCAGCCCGCCACAATCCCCCGAATAATTTCCTCTGCCAACATCTGTGGTGGCTTGCGGATGCCTTGATCATATTGGCCAGAGCCAGAATAGAGGAGTTGACCAGATTCCACATCCAACACACGAAGAGAAACAGAAACGTACGATTCCGTCCATTGCGTTCCCTGAATCGCAATTTGTTGGGTTACGGCAGGCACGGTTACCCATGATCCATCAGGCATGGTGGTCACCCGAGCTGCCGTAATAACTTGAGTCTGATAAGTTGTATCGGTATGCTTTTCGATCATTGAATATTGACCAACAACCCCAACAACAATAGCATCTACCCCAATCATCTTGCCGAGCTTGATTGCCTGTCCGTCTTCTACTATTCCGGAGTTTGATAGTTTTTGTTCATTAATTAAATCATTAAATCTATTGCGCTCAATAACGGTAAAACCTGATTGTGCAAAACATTGTGATGCAAGCGCAGAAACGACCTCGCCAGATGTGGAATAGTTTGGAGCATTGGTAAAATTCATTATCGCAATTTTATTGTATTTAGCAATATTACTAGAGATGCAAACGCTAGATATAGTAGGCGTTATTGGCTTTGGGGGTTTGCATCCTATGTGGGATGCTAATGGAAACAACACAACAATCATCAAGCGCAAGACTTCTTGAGCCTTTTTCATTGGTGTCTCCATGGAATGTAAGAGTTGCACCCCAATCATAGATCCTTGACGGGGAAATGGGGGCATTTCCAGATTCAGGGCCGGGAACCCTGGAGGCACAATGCTCCCGTCTGTTCGCCCGGTACCAGGGACGCTGGTTCACCTGCTGATTTCAATCCGTGACCGAAGAAGCGCTTGAAGCGAAGTACCCCGGCAGACGGGGAAGGCTCGATGAATGGGATAGGGCGGTTGAGGC